ATCTCTTCATAGCAGAAAAACTCTGCAACCACTGGAGAAAACCTAGCTGTTAAGCAGGGTGATCTTCAGGAACCACCGTCTTAAGTGACGATGGTCGTTCGCGTATCCTCGCGTACGGATTGGTCTAGAACAACAGACCACCCGTATCCGAAAGGCGTTTTCAGTTTAGTCCAGAAAGGACGACTGATCACACTCTTCCGGAGGCGCGAGGAGTATCTCACGGTAAACGGTTGTGCCGAGGAAGCTCCCCGGAGAACCGCATAACTAACAGCGTTTGCATGCTGTTCAACAGTGAGGGGCATCTTGTCTGAAACCGGAAGGGATAAAATCTCCCTCCAAGCCCAGGCTTGACGCTCCCTGCACCACCATACCCATGGTGATGTCATTGCGCAGTCGAGTGACACAGAAAAAGCAGTGTCACCCGGCTCCACTCCAGGCCGAAGCAATTTCGGCTGGAATGTGCGTAAGTAGCCTCGTACCTCTGTGAAGAGGTTGGCCACGAACGGGGAACGCAATGTACTGTTGTGAAAAGCACAAAGACGGTTTATACTGTCTAAGGGCTTTGTCAAGTTGACAGGACGAACGTCCTGCCCGTGAAACCAATCCCTCCCGCAGCTTTCACGAAAAGGTCCAGTCACGAATGTCTTGTCTCGGTTAGTTTTAAAACCGAGATCTCGTAATCTTTCGATAACGAGTAAGGCGACATTCTGTGGAACGATTATATCGTCTCCGTAAACGGAAAAGGACCTAACGTTTTCTCCAACTTCTTGGAGAGCTGCGTAGCAAACAGACGCAAAAATAAGCGACTGTAAAGGGAAGCAAAAGCCATTACCCATAGAACAAAACTTCTCATAATGATAGTCTGCTCCGTGGAGGGTATAACGCGGAGAACGGACAGAGCTCAAGAGCTCAAACCATTCAGGCGGTAGTAGATCCCTGACGACTTCAGTAGCTAAGCTATCCGAGGCCGCAGAGAGATCTATAGTGCAATAGGGGTTGAACCCACCCAGTGAGCCCGCGTAAGCGAGCATCTGGTTAGGTGTTTGATTCCCCAGATCGATATTTACTCTACGTAGTAAACCACGCATTTCTTCATCGATCCCTTTTTGCACATACCCATTTAGTAACGGTTCCACCGCAATAGTGCGGGCGGTTTTTGCCGTTTTGGGAACGAACGAGATATTATTACAGCTCGTATACTCGACTTTGTGGTTCACGATTTCCCGGAATTTCTCCGGGTCATAACACTTGATTGCACCTGGGAGGATGCAATCACGAGCGTGAATGTTCAACCACAAAGCGGTCATAGCATACGGAAGCGCGGACGGCGTCACGGACCAACTTTCAGCGAAAAGTTTACGCTGTAGGTTGGTAGAATTTCCATGAACGCCGACAGAAGCGCCAGCAGTAAAGTCGCACTTATTCATAATGGCCTTAATATCTGGCCGTGGTCCTAGGACCTTTGTTATGAAACGACGTGAGTCAGCCCAGAATTGGGCGTCCTTGTCGAAGCGTTTACGCTTCGCACGTCGGTGTTGATTAACCCGCTTGCATCGATGTTCTGATGCGAGGAAAGTCCTCACCGCGGCAGCCTCGGGATCAATCCCAGGGACTTGCTCGGCGGAAAACGGGTATTTCTTCACAAGTGCAGCTAACTGAACGTCCGCTAAATAATGCGCGGGACTCTCATACAACTGTGGAGAGGGTCGTTCAGACCAATCTAAAAGCTTTCCAAACTGCCGGGCACGCAAGTGCCCGGACAATCGGGAGGCATCAGGATGGTCACTGCTACTGAGATAGGTAGAAACGAGGCCTATGTAAATAGGCAACGGATCAAGGCCTGTTCCGGGGTTAACCCCGGTTCGACTCTTTTGGGTGGACATAAAGTCTCCTCAAATGTGGTGGTTGGTGGTTCCGTTTTTATTAACGGCACCACTTTATCGGGAAAGGTCATAACTAAGACCAGTCCGACGACGACGGCTAGAAGCCGTAGCATCAAGTACTCCATGATGGCGCACCTCAACGCAGCCTTTTCCGAAATGGATTAGGTCTGGTTAATGATGTGCGATTTCACGAGGTTCTTGAATGCTGTAGTAGCCATATAGGCTGCAACATCGTCGACCACCGAGTCGATCTCAGTTCCGACACAGTCAGCAGGGATAGACACGTTAATGTCCACGACCAGATCCGTGAGGAGCTGGTCAGTGCCGTCTGTGGCAGACCGGGAGAGCTTAAACCGGCCCTTTGACTTGGCCAGACCATTGGCATTATCGCCAGCGGCCGTACGGTACAAGTCCACCATGTCGTTAAACGACGCAGTGTGGGCGGGTCCAAGGTAGCGATATATATCGCTAGTACGAGCGACGTCATTATTGTACGTCTTTGCATCAAGGGTTAAGGACATTTCGTCCCTCCTATGTGGATCGGCATCAGTGCCGACCAAGTGGGTTGTGAACTTTAACCGACCAATTGGTTAGCGCTACATAATCTCCCGAGAACGGGGACGCAGTAGCTGTTGGCCGATGCCTAGCAAATCAAGGATACGCCCAGTGCCCAAGTCCCCCGAAAGGGGCTCAAGCCGATGGGTAATTCCCACAGAGATGTTAGGAGTTCGGGTTTTAGTTTCAGAGGTGTAAACCTCCGTCGAAAGGCAATTCGCTTCAATGTTGCGAGGGTAACCACCAGTGGTACCCCCGTAGCTCCACCACGTTTGACGTGTAGAAGCGGAAACATTGTTTGCCACTGTCCAAGCACCTAGTTCTTTCACCCCAGCTTTTGGGGCGATCGCTTCTATCCAAGGACCGATATTAGCGAACCAGTCGACAACAAAAGAGAAAGGGATTGCTTCCCACAGTGCTACAGGGAAGTCCCTAAACTGAAACCCGAACGTGTTCGGGTCGCGGGAATATTCATAAAGAATGCCCGCTCTGACACTATACGTCGTATTTGTGGTATGGGTGTAGGTATAACCTAACCCGGACCCCGACGACGCAGTTACAACTGTGTCAGAATCAGAACCGGAAGACGAAGCAGATCCACGCGCAGTATAGCGCTTGGGCCTCGCCAAAACGGTACTCTCTATTGCCTTTATAGCATTCTGGGCATCATTGACAATCGGCCTAACTGCATAGCGATATGCAAGCCAGCTGTCTACGATGAAGTTAGTCAATAATTGACTCCGCTTGAAGCGGCTACGGTTCCTGTCTTTCGACGCTTGCCGTAAGAACTCATTCCAGGATTCGAGAGGGTTGCGTAAGTAATATATGGTTTCGTGCAACTCCGCTAAAAACGTCGATCCCGCGAATTGCGGGGAAGCGACGGCAGCGGCTGCACGAGTACCAGCTTGAAAACGCAACGAAGCGACATCGATATTTACATCTCGATGCCCGACTGGACCGTCGTGAATGTTCAGCGCCTGTGGGTTCTCCACATATTGGCGCCGAAAAGGGCAAGGTTGCCCCGGCTTCACGACATTATAGGCCATAGGCGCGATATTTACTTCGCGCTCATAGGAGACCTTCGTCATAGGATTGACGATGACCTCTCCAGACGCCACACGAGAATCAAATCGAGGGGTCACCACATCGTTCATTGACTCAAACTTCCCCGTGTAATACGGGTAGGCAAGAGGTGAAGCGGTACCGGTGACTGAAGTACAATTATGGTCGTTGCCCGTTATTTGTCTCAACGGGGAAAACGATTCACGATTGTCCCTTTCTCTGTATCTCATATGTGCTCCTCGCAAAAATTGCTAGGTAAGTACTAAGTGTAGGCGGCGTTATAGCCCCACGCATGGTTAATGCGTGTTAGCCCCCGGAATATCCGGG